CTGGGAGATCTGCTCTGGTGGCGTCTGCTTGCGTGATCGCTGCGGCGCCAGGTTGATGGAGTCGTACCGGTTGCTCAGGGTCGGCCAAGGCCGCCCGGCACCTTTATGACAACTTGTGAGCCGGCCGCCCTGACCCGTCGGCGAGGGGAACGGGTGCGCTACAGTATGCGCATCGGGGGAGAAAACCCGATCGCCAGCCGGCCACAGGCGTAAAACCGGGCCGAATCGCCCCCAGTAGTCCGGGGGCTCCACCATCCACCCGCACTAAGCATCATGCAGGTAACAATGTTCAAGGGGCTTTTGCCCGTCAATCTCCCGGATAATTGGTTTAAGGGAGACACCAGCGCAATCCGGTTTGCAAACCTCGACGGCAAGCAGGCAATCGACTTCCGGCCTGTTGGCGGGCCAGTTCTGGCCTTCTGGGTCAGCAGCACACCTGAATCGTCTCAGGTGTTTCAGCACTACGAGAAGGTGCCTGAGGCCGCTGCGGCGGCTGCCGACTGGGGAACGTCGAACCAGCACGCGTTTGCCGTTTGTGGACGGCAGGTTGTCAAAATGTTTGGACAGTCCAGCGAGGAGCTGGACCTGACGCATCTTGCCTGACCCCACCGGAGCCGCCCGGAAGCGCCGTTGGCGCGAGCGACGCAAGGCTGGCGCCATCTGGCAGCCGCTGATCTGCGCCGCCTGCGGTCGCAGCCACACCGGCCGCCATGGCCTGCTGTGCTCGCGCTGCTGGCAGGCCCTCACGCCAGAGGGCCGGGCGGATCGAGCGGCCAGGGTGGCGAAGGCCAGAGCACGCCGCCGTAGCGCATGACGCTATGTGAACCGGCCGCCCTGACCCGTCGGCAAAGGGAACGGATGCGCTACCATTAGTGCATCGGAACCGAGAGGTTTCGACCATCCACCCGCACTGCAAGCCATGGCCCGCATCCGCACCCCCAAGCACGTCCGCGAGTATCAGATTCAGGTCATTGACCCTGCGATCAACGCCAAGCGCCGCGAGATCGATGAGCGCATCGCCCGCCTTGCCGCTGAGATGGGCTACGTCGGCTCCGCTGAGATGGGCTACGGCCCCGCCAACTGACCCCACCGGCGCCGCGCTTAGCTGAACAGCCACGCCCACCCGGACGCGGCGCCCTCGACCAGCCAGCGGGGGTTCATGTTGCGGTAGCTGTACCGCTGCGCCTTGCCGCTGCTGCCGCCGCGCTGTGCCCAGCCGCCGCGGATCAGGTCAAGCTCACCGTACGGGTCGTTCACGATCCAGCCGTGAGGATCGAAGCCGTAGCAGGCAATCCAGTGGCCGCCGCCGCTCGGTGCGCCAACCGGCCCATGATGCAGGATCCCCATGGCGACCGGCAGACCCGATCGGATCTCGGCTTGCACCTGCGAGGCTGAGCAGTGCTGCACGAACCTGGCCCGCACGCCCAGGGCCTTCAGTGCCAGCTGATGCGCGGTCTGGCTGGTGGTGTCGCCGTAGCGTTGCACCACCTGCAGGTAGTCCAGGTCATCGCGGATGCCGGCCACGCCCAGGTAGGCGAGGCACATGGCGATGGAGCTCGATTGGCACTGCCGCCACCCCTCGGGGCCGTTGTCGTTCTGAGAGAAGAACGGGAAGCCGCCCAGCGGGTTGCTGGGCCGGATCGCGCGCGAGGGCTCCACCGGGTCGGGCTGCTTCCCGTCCTGACTCCAAGTGCGGAACCACGGCCGATCGCGGCGCATCGCCGCGGCGTAGCCGTTGACGCGCAGATCTTCCTCGAGCTCCACGATCGCCGCGGCCTGATGGGGCAGGCCGGGCCGGTAGAAGCGGAACAGTTGCGCCAGTGTGATCGGAGAGGGGTTGCTCATGGTTCAGTAGGCAGAGATGAGGGATACGCTCACGTCAACCAGGCCGCCGGATGCCGGCGACTCCTGCGGCGGCCCGGCATAAAGCCAGGCGTGCGCTGCTGGAACCACGTCGGTAGCGCTGGCGTGGGAGCGCCACAGGTGCGCCGGGATCGTGAAGCTCTGGTGCTCTTTCTGGCCGGTGTAGTGGTCTCTGATCGCTGTGGCGTTGGTGGTGCTGATCGCGCGGAACTCCAGCGCCATGGGAACCCCGGTGGAGGTGTTGCCGGTGAGGAAGCGCACCTCGTCGCCAGAGGTGAAGCCAGCCGCCTCGATCGGATGCGCTCCGAGGTCGTAGCTGCGGCCGGTCGGCTCGATGGAGGGGAAGGCGGCCATCAGTTAGTTCTGGATCGTGATCGTCGACGCCGACACCTCCAACGTCTGCGCAGTGCGGGTCACGTCCGAACCGAAGTCGACGCAAGCGATGAGCGGATCGTTCGCTGCGGTGCCGGTGGAGACGTAGTAGACCAGCCGTCGTGCCGTGCCGGTGAAGTCGGGCCAGCTGGCCGTGGGAAGCGTGATGGTGATGCGGTCGTTGGCGGTGTCAACCGCTGAAACGGTCGGCGTGATCGTGACTCCGCCGGCCGTGTAGCCGGTGGCCGTGATCTCGTTGGTTACATCGTCGCGCCTGTCGTGGTCTTTGTTTTCGGTGTAGCTGTTGGTGGTCAGCAGCGCTTTAACCGTGGCCGCGTCGAAGTCAATATCGCCCTTCGCCATGTCACGGAAGAACGAGGTGTAGATGATTGAAGCCACGGGTCAGGACGGCATAATGAACACAGGCTAGGGAGGCGCCACGGTGCCAGGGGTCAGCATGCTGTCATCTCCGCCTGGGAAGCGGGCTGTCGGTGGCGTGAACGCTGCCGTGTAGCGAGCCAGTCCTTTTGTCACTCTCACCTCATCCATGCGGCCCTTGAAGTAACGGCCGTTCACGCTCGAATCCCCGAAGATCAGGAAGCTACAGGTCACCGTGGCGCTGCTGCTTGTCGTGCCGATGCTGGCGCCATCCAGGTAAGCGGTAACGGTGGAGCCGCTGCGCACGACGGCGATGTGATGCCAAGTGTTGAGCGTTAGTGCCAGAGATGTATTGAACTGCGTGCCGTCCCACCAGATGCCGGGGTTGCTGCTGCTTGGGCGAATCATGAAAGTTGTTTCTGAAGATGCCGAAACCAATGTGTCGAAGCTGCCAGTGGTTCCAGTTCGCTTAGCCCACAGCTCAACAGTGAAGTTGCCGTCAAACGTGAACGCAGAGCTGGTCGGCGTTCGCAGGTCGCCGCCGGTGGTGAAGTCGCCGGACGCTCCATCAAACTTGCTGTCGCTCGTGGTGATGGTTACGGTTCCATCGTTGATACTCATCGCGTGAGCGTTGTTGCTGATGTCGGTGAATGTTGTGCTGCCGTTGCTGCCATTCATCCGCAGATGCAGCGAGACCAGCGAATAGATGGCATCTTGGCTGCCCACCTGCAGCGCCGCACCCGGCACGATCGCGGTGAGACTGCCAGCGGCCAGGGTCGGCGTCCGGCTGATCGCCAGTCCCGACAGGATTGCGGTGATGGATCCATTCGTGAAGGTCGGCGTCCGGCTGATCGCCAGGCCCGACAGCATTGCGGTGACAGATCCAGCGGCCAGGGCTGGCAGCGTCGTGAACGCCACGCCCGACACCCGGAACGGCCCACGCGGCTCGCTGCGGCACTCCAGCTCGACCGTGAAAACGTCCTGATGCCGATCCACCACCTGGGGTGGGCCGGCATAAAGCCAGGTGTGGCCGCTGGGTGTGTAGCTGGTCGGGATGGTGGCGCCGTTGAAGTTGAAGCCATCGAGGCCGCTGCGCTGGCCGCGGTAGTGATCCAGGATCTGCAGGAACTGCGCTTCTGTGATGTTCTCGAAGCGCAGGCTCACCCGTCGGCCGATTTCGGCCGATGATCGCCGCACCGTGGAGGTTTGCCCGCTCATGGCCGCCAGGGTGGCACCACCCCAGCGGCCAGGCGTCAGCGGGCGGATCGTTGGTGTCAGCGAGGGGAAGTCGGGCATCAGGAGGCAGGCAGCTTGAGAACCTGGCCGGGATAGATCAGATCGGGATTTTCGATCTTGTCTTTGTTGAGGTTGTAGATTTCGGGCCAGCGGTTGACATCGCCTAAGGTTTTGCCTGCGATGTCGTAGAGCGTGTCTCCCTTGACCACTTGGTATCTGCGCGTTGTAATTGCCGGGCCAGTGCTTCCGCTGCAAGAGTATCCGATAATTTCCATCCTAAATGGATACTCACTGGTTCCGTTCCAAGTCGCCGAGGATTGACCAGCATAGGCTCCCACTCCTACGAAATCAAGAGTATAAACATTCGCGGGTTGGCCGAATGAGGTCATGGTTCCTGTTTGCGCTGCAATAATTCCATACTCGGTCGCGTAAACTATTGACTCCTGTTCCATCCATCCGCCGACCATTGGTCGAGCACCCCAAACTTGTACGCTTACAATCTGAAACCCACCTGGGCATAGATCTTCGTATCCTGGCGCAGGATTTGGCGGCTTATCCTTTGGCGTAACTTTGCCGCCCGGAATAGATTGATTCACGCCTGGCGACTTCGGCGCATCCTCCCCGTCTGCCCTGCGGTCTCTCAGGCCCGAGAAGTTGTAGGCGCCGCTGCTGCCGCTGCCACTGGTCGTAGAGGCCGGCACGCTGGTGTCGCTGCTGCGCCCCGCAAGGTCACAGGCGCCGGTCGACGCAAACGGCAGCAGGATCCCCGGCGCCGTGGCCTCGGCCACCTGCAGCGCCAGGAGGCTACGGGCCAGGCTGTCGACGGGGAAGTGCGAAAGCGTCAGGGCTTCGGATCCGTCGGCCGCTGGTGCCACGCTCTCGACGGCATACCAGTCCGAGATGAGCCCATCCGCCTCGCGGCCGGTCGTCAGGGGCAGCCGGACTACTACCACGTCGCCCTGCTCAATCCGGCCGGTGTGGCTGCCGGGGATCAGGGTGAGCGAAGCCGAGTGCGTGCTCAGGTAGCGGCGGCCATGCAGGTAGGCGCCGACCCGCGCGGCGTGGATCTCGGACGCGCAGAACCGCGACAGGTCGTGCTGCTCTGCCGGGCCGGTCCGATCGAGCCCCACGATCAGCGACCGCACGATGGGGATGGAGGTTTCATCCTGCTGCCGCCACAGCATCGTCATCCGCGGCGCCAGGCGGGTGCCGGCATCGCTCCACTGCTGCGAGAAGCTGCCCGGGGCGATCACCGCCTCTGTGAGCACCCAATTCGGGGCGATGGTGTCGGTGTTGATCGTGCCGTCGTCGTTGGTGGGCAGCAGGGGCCGCAGGCCAAACTTGCCGCCGATCCCTGTCTGCCGTAGCAGGAAGTAGGGCAGCAGCCCCAGCAGCCAGTCACCCAGGTTCGCCGATTCGGTAAACTCCCCATTGCAAAACAGGCCGTTGACGTCGAGGAACCGCGCGGCATCGGTCAACGAGGTCGTGTCGATCAGCGAAGCTGCCATCCGGCCGCTGCGCTGGAGCGCCCAGAGCACCAGATCCACGAAGTTGTCAGACCCACCGCTGCCACCCAACAGTCGGGACACGGTGAGCCCTTCGCGCTGGAACACGTTGCAGCCCAGGCGCCAGTCATCGCTGCCGCCGGTGGTGGTGTTGGAGAACTCCAGCGTGCTCAGGCCCGCATAGCTGCCGCCGCCGCCGGTGGCCGTGGGGAACGTCGGCACCTGATACCCGCTCTGAACCGTGGCGGTGTTGCCGGGCGTCCAGGTGCCGGCCCGCTGGTCGTAGTTCTGGCTGAACGTGCCGACCCGGCAGGCGCCCACGCGAAAGTCCCTGACCTGCACCGATCCCATCGGACCGATGCCCAGCACGCAGTGATAGCGCGCGGTCTGTTGCGTGCTGTTGTTGCTGAAGGCCGCTTCGGTCGCTTTGGGGAACAGCAGCACGCCGCCGATGTCGTTGCGCCGACGGCAGAACACCACCGGGATCGGCTCGCCGATCTGCATGGCCTGCTGCGGTGCGTTCAGCGGCGTTTGCGCTGCAGCTTCAGCAGCCTGCGCCGGTGGTGGCAGCCGGCCGGCCTCCACCTCAAACACCTCCGGGGCGATCGTCGGTGCGGCCAGCGGCTGTTGAGCTGCTGGCGCCTGCCGCGGTGCGGTCTGGATCTTCTCGAGCGAATAGGCCGGATCGCGCTTCCCGGTTGGCACCCAGTGGTAGCCCTCGGGAGGCTCGGCATATCTGAGCGTGTAGCCAGTCATAGGACGCAGGGCACCCCGATCAGGTCATCAGTGGCCGACACCGGCGGGAACTGCGCACCGACCGGCGACAGCGCCGACCCGATCGCTAGCGCGATGGTGCTGGCTGTTGCCGATGCGCTGATCACCTGCCCGATGCAGGAGCCCACTAGCACCTGATCTGCCTGGGGGCTGCCGGCATCGAGGGCCTCATCGAACTGATAGACGCGCAACGTGGCGATCCACGGACCGGCCAGCGCCTGCCGCATGATCGCCTGCAGGCTTGGCAGTCGCGGCAAGGTGATGCTGGCCTGTTCGTTGCCGCTGCTGCCGCTGGTGATGCCGGCCCAGTCCATCGGCTGGTAGTCCCAGGGCTGGCTTTCCCATGTC